CAGAAATGTTGAATGGAGAGGCTCAGACATGACAGGACCAGGTGGTGGTCAGAAAGTAAACATACTAAAACAGCATATACATAATCTTTCGGACACGGATATTTTACTCTTCACAGATTCGTACGACGTTTTTTACGCAGATAACTTAGACACGATTAAAGAAAGATACTTGGATATGGGCCATAAGGTACTTTTTTCTGCAGAAGAAGTATGCTGGCCCGATCCTAGTTTAGGTAATCAGTTTCCTTCCGTACACACCAGATACAGATATCTTAACTCTGGTACGTTTATAGGTGAAGTAGGAGAGATAAAAAAGATACTAAACCACAATGTTATAGAAGATCATCAAGATGACCAATTGTTTTACCAGCAAGCATACCTAGAAGGTCTATACGATATCGGTCTTGACGTAGAAGCTTACATCTTTCAGTGCCATGAACCTAATATAACTATGTTAGGCAACCAGTTACATAACCAAGAGACTACTTGTTGCCCTTGTATATACCATGGTAATGGTGATGACTCCGCAAAAGAGAACTTTGATCGTATCTACAAAGAGATGTACCCACAATATAACTTGTTCCATACACCTACTCACAACTATGAAGTCATAGAAAAAGACATGATATTGATAGATTTTATGTCAGAACATCAGTGTCAAAGACTTATAGAACTAGCAGAGCAAAACGCAGAATGGAAAAGTCTACCTAACGACAGCTATCCTGCACAAGAAATAAGACTAAAAGAACTTAATATTTACCAAGAGTTAGAAGAACACTGGCAAAAACATGTCAAGCCTATAATAGAACCTTATTGGAATCCTATGGTTGTAGAGGGTGTAAGAGATGCGTTTATGTTAAAGTATTCTACTGATTCACAGACAAAACTAGCGCTACACCATGACTCCTCGCACGTAACTGGTTCAGTAAAATTAAATAAAAACTATAAAGGTGGCGAGTTATTCTTCCCTAGGCAAGGTATAAGCAATGCTGACATACCTGTAGGTAAACTGCTTCTGTTTCCAGGACAAGTTACGCATCCGCACGAATGTGTCGAACTTATTGAAGGCACTAAGTACAGTCTTACTATATGGTCACAGAGGTATAAAGGCGATATACTGTAGGCATGTACAAAGCCATATCACTTACAGTAGACGATATAGCAACTCTTTATTACGAAGGTGTTTTAAAAGATTTATATTTACAGTCTAATGAGTATATAAACAGGGGTACTTATGCTTATCCTGGACTGGACTATACCCCAGAGCAAATAGCTTCTGCTTCAGATGAGTCAAAAACAGATTTTTGGTACACCGTTTGTCTAGGATCTCTACAACAACAGGGGGGCGTAGTCATAGGTACCTATGTAAACAACTACCTGGTAGGTTTATTTATGGGGTTTATTAAAGATGGTGAATACCATTTGTGTAACTTCTTGATGAGACCAGATGCAGATGGCACGAGAGGTTTTCTATTTGCTTGTGATTATCATAATGTTTTAGGCGAATTAGAAAAGTCTTTAGGTGCTACAGTAGCTTATACCTATGTAGATATAGGTTCTCCTATACATGACAGCTTAACCTCTTGGATAAACTACTTTAAAGACGTAGAAGAATCAAATGTAAAAAACTGGGGTAGCATGGTAAACTTAGGAGAAGTTACCCAAGACTATGCTGTACCCGAAGGCCAGTCTTGGGAAGGCATAAAAGATAATTACAGTTGTACTTTTACAAAATATAAAATGGAGTACTATTAATGGCATTTTTTGACGAAGATAATATTTCATCGTCTGGCATAGCGACTAACTACCGTACGCCTGATCAAGGCGTGTCAGCTAAATCTAATAGTAATATTAGTTATAATGATTACAGAAAGATGACACCTACTAGAGGTGGTAACCTTAATAGTGGAGTACTGATACCTAGTGGCACAACTATAAGCGCCCAAGATTTTCACAATTCAGGTGGTTTTACAGGCGGTAGCGGTTCTTTTTCTACTGGGTCTACAAAAGGCCAAACGACTACTTCTCTTTCTGGTGTTTTTAGTAGTACTGCTATGAGCCATATAAGTGGTGGCGTAAGCAGCTCATCCATAGGGCAGTTTGGTTTAGGGGCTACCGGAGGGACTAGTGGTGCCATAGTGCGTAACCCCAACGCTTCACCTGCATTAACTGTAGGTAATGTTGCCCAGGGTAATAATAATGCTGTTAGTAGTATTACTGGTATAGGTATATCAAGCGCCGGACTTGGTGGAACTATGTGGCTGATTATAGGTAGAGGTGGATATCAAACAGGTAATGTAAGCGCGAGTGAATGGAGCAAAATGACTATACGAACTCTTTATACTGGGGGTGTTCTTAGTATCGGTGGTACTAATTATTATAACCCTAGTATGGTTTTCAACAGGTCTGATGGTTGGAGTTTTACTAACAATGGTACTACGGGTGTCTGGACAGCTAGTTTTGGTAGTATTGGAACAGTGACCTATTCGAGCTCTGCTGGTTATGCAGGAATCTATCCTTTTACAGTTGAGCTGGATTAACATATAATTTATCCATGGCCACGGTTAAAGAAACATTAACAAAGATCGAAGCGCACGAAAGAGAGTGCAACATTCGATACTCTGCTATTGAAAAACGCTTAGATAAAGGAGATGCTAAGTTTGACCGTTTGGACACTAAGTTCACGACAATGATTATAGGCGTGTATGTCTTAATCATTGGGTCTAGCTTTTTATAGGAGGTAACTATGGCAAAAGCCGAAAAGCAAGTACCACAAGTAATCAACTTTGATGGTAAACAATACGATATATCTAAAATGACTGAGCGCGTAGCCGAGCAGTTTAACATGTTAGTTAGACTACAAAGCGAGTGGCAGGACGCTAGTTTTAACCTTAAGAAGGTAGAAGCAGCACAGAAAACCGTTGTCACAGAACTGCAAGTCTTTATGAAAGAAGACAACATTAAAGCAGTAGACGACAGGATAATAACCCCATGAACATAGAATTACTAAAAGAAGAAATCAAAAGACATGAAGGCGAAGTCTTAGAAATATATGAAGATAGTTTAGGCTACAAAACACTTGGTGTAGGACATCTTTGTCAACCTAACGACCCTGAATACAACTGGGAAGTTGGCACACCTGTAAGCCAAGAAGTTGTAGATATGTACTATGAAGATGACTTCAACAAGCATGTTGCAGAAGCTATACACGTGTTTGGTACAGAAGAAGCTTTTGCTAACTTGCCCGAAAATATTCAACACGTATTAGTAAATATGTGTTTTAATCTAGGAGGGACTAGACTTTCTAAGTTCCGCAACATGCTAGCCGCATGCAGAGAGCATGATTGGAAAAAAATGGCTGCTGAAATGGAGGACAGCAGGTGGTTTAAACAAGTAGGAAGAAGGAGTCGAGAACTGCAGGAATCAGTTCTGAATACTGTATAATGAATAAATGGCTTATATTAAACTTAACACTTTTGGAGGGCTCGCTCCTAAAGCTTCACCACGTCTCTTAAGGGATGAACTAGCTACAGTAGCTACGGATGTAAACCTTGAGAGTGGTCGTTTAGTGCCTATTAGAGACAACTCTGATACTTTAAATCTTTCTAATTCCAGCAGACAATCTATATTTAAATACACTGATAGCCCAGAACGTTGGTTGCAGTTTGATGAAGACGTAGATGTCGTGCGTAGTCCTATACCAGGAGATACTAACGACACGATATACTGGTCAGGGCAATCTTTTCCTAAAATGGGTAGAAGTTCTGATGTTATAGGCGGTAGTGTATATCCTAACGCTGGTTACCGATTAGGTATTCCTGCCCCAACTGCAGCTCCCACCGTAGCAGTAGGTGGGGGTACCACTCTTAACATTACTATTACAACAACTAATGAAAGTTCTACTATAACTGTTACTACTGCATCAGCTCATGGCGCTTCAGTAGACGATTATGTAACAATTGCAAATGTAACAGGCACTATAGGTGGTATAGCTGCTGCTGATATAAACGGAACTTTTAGGATAAGAACAGTACCTAGCGATACTACAATTACAGTTATCTTATCTGCAGCTGCTACTTCTGGTGTTACTAGTAGCTCCATATCAAATGGTGCTAGTTTTGGTGAAAACTCAGACGCAGAATTAGATTACGATACTAGTTTTGTCTATACTTTTGTGTCTGCATATGGGGAAGAAGGTCCACCATCACCAGCTTCTGCTGTTATAACTACAGATGATAATATGTCTGTAAACCTATCTAACCTAGAAACGTCTACAACAATTACTAATACAAACTTATCGAAGAAAAGAATATATAGATCCAATACAGGTTCTAATTCTACTCAATTCCAGTTCGTAGCAGAAGTTGCATTGTCAGCTACAACATACACGGACACATCTCAAAATGCTGAATTAGCAGAACTTTTACCTTCTAGTGATTGGATTGCACCACCAGATGATGATACATCTTTATATCCAGATGGCCCTATGAAAGGTTTGTTGGCTGTAGGTAATGGTATTTTTGCTGGATTTACTGGTAATAGAATATGTTTTAGTGAGCCTTTTCAGCCCCATGCTTGGCCAGCTGCGTATAGATTAGGTATAGAAGAAAAGATTGTAGGTATGGAAGCTACTTCTAATGGACTAATTGTTACTACAGAAGGCCCACCTTTTTTAGTAACAGGTACTGATCCATCTTCTATGGTTGCGATAAAGATAGAAACTGCTGAAGCTTGTCTAAGTAAAAGGTCAATGGTAGATTTGGGAGATTCTGTTTACTATGCTGGTCCTAATGGTCTTATGGTTGCAGCTGGAGCAGCAGCACAAAATGCAACAGAAGGTATTATTACACCTGAACAATGGCAAGCTACGTATTATCCTTCTACTATTACAGGTTTTTATTGGCAAGGCAGGTATGTAGGTTTCTACAATACAGGTTCTGGCTTTGGTGGTTTTATATTCGACCCTCGACAAGGTACAAATGCTCTAGTAGATTTAGATGCAAGCGCTTTGATACGTGGTGGTTTCACTGATCCAGATGACAACGAGTTATATTTAATAATAGGTAACAAGATTAAAAAGTTTCAAGGTAGCACTAACAACCTTACGTACAATTGGAAGAGTAAAGAGTATTCAATCGCACGACATACAAGTTTTGGTTTTGCAAAAGTCGACGCAGAAGCTTATCCAGTAACACTAAAAGTGTATGGAGATGGTAGTGTTATTTATAATGCCACTATATCCACTAGCGGAAGCGGTTATAGTGTAACGGGAACTACTCCTAGTTTTAGTGCTACAGCCATACCTGAACCAGTAGTACGTTTACCAGCAAGTGTACACAAAACTTTTGCTTTTGAAGTAGAGTCTGCAAAAGTTATAAATGAAGTATGCCTAGGAGAGTCTATTGTAGAGCTTAAGGAAGTGTAATGGCTAAAACTAAATTACCTGCTCTTAAGAACATACCACCTAAAACCGACAGAGAACTAAAACTTGCTTTAGACTCTATAAAAGAAGCGTTAGAAGTAAGACTAGGTCAACGTGGTGATCCACTAGATAGAGCTGTTACTCTTAGAGAGTTATCAGACAACGGCATAGTACAAGTAAAAAATAAAAAGGTAGGTGTATCTGGTGGTATATCACAACCCCCAGGCACAGGTGGTTCTACAACCCCGCCGCCTGCTCCTAGT